CATTAAACATTTTGTAAGAAGAATAGGTTCAAGTAAATTATTTCCAGACAATATGCAAGTAGGGGTAGACGAGATGTGGTCAGTGCATAGTTATGAAGGAGACTACAATCCTATCCACGACCACAGTGTGCCATCTTTAACAGGACTAGCTGCAACAACCTGGACTAAAGTACCAGAACAAATAACAAAACAAAAAAGCCCCAACGATGGTGAGTATAATCTATTCGGAGCATCTGGTAACAGTGATGGGTTCCTTGCTTTTAATTACGGCAAGACATCTTCGTTAGACAATCCAATGTTAAAGCCACCGACCACTTGCACCATTCAACCAGAGGTTGGTAAGTTATTTATCTTTCCTATATGGTTACAACACATGGTGTATCCATTCAAAGGTGAGGGTGAGAGAAGAACTATTGCGGCAAACTTATGTGGCTGGCACAAAGATAACGCAGAAAAAGAATCAATAATAAACAAAATGTACAAGGAGTAACTATGATGGACGATGGAATAGGATATATAGAAGCACCACACTTTCCAAAATATGTATGGCAAAGTAATGGCACAGCAAAACAAATGGTATGGGACACCTCTAGCTTGTCAGCATTTTCATCGTGCCCCCGCTACTATAATTATCAAAACTTATTAGGGTATAAATCTAAGCAATACTCATCAGCTACTGGCTTTGGGTCAGCAGTTCATGAAGGCTTTGAAGAATTAGATCGTGGCAGATTTGAGGGCAAGTCAAAAGATGAGTCTGTCAAGAATGCTATCAAGTTAATACTGTTAGAGTTTGGTGAAGAGTTATTACGTACCGAAGATAAAGCTCGAGGACTTGAGGCAACCATGCGCGCTATTGTATGGAGAGCCGAAGAATTTTGGGAAGATAATATTAAGGTTGCTACCATGCCAGATGGAGACCCTGCACTTGAGCAAAGATTTGAAGTACCTTTCTCTGCAACAGGTGAGAGATTGTCTGGTCGTATAGATAAAGTTGTAGAACTAGACAACGAACTTTACGTAGTAGATACTAAGACTACCAAGACAGGCTTGACTAGTTATTACTTTGCAAACTTCACACCTAACAATCAAGTGTATGCATATCTATGGGCGGCAAAACATATACTAAAGTTACCTGTTGTTGGATTCATAGTAGAAGCGGCGCAAACTGGTGTGAACTTTACACGCTTTGAACGTGCAGTGTTTAAAGTTAATGATGAAGTAATACAAGAATGGTACATAGATTCTATGCACAAGATAGACTTATCTAATCTATATGCGAAAGATAATTATTATCCTGCTGACTTTACTGCATGTAGCAATTATGGCGGCTGTAAATTTAGGGAAGTATGTAATGAAGCACCTTCACGCAGACACATAGTTGTAGAGTCAGACTTTGATAGAGAAGTACACAAGGACTTAAGAAAAGAAGATAACGTAGTTGAATTTCCAAGCGATGAATTAGAAATAGAAGTTGAGTTAGAATGAAAAAGTTTATTGACAAATTTCTAGACGCGTTACCAGGACTAATTATACTAGGCTATATACTTTATGTAGTCATAACAGCAATAACTTAAACAGGAGAAACTATGGGAAAATATTTAAAGACACCAATGGATCACAAGATTGTAGACTATCTATCGATAGAACTATTTAAACTAGATCCAAACAACGAACATCTTAACAGGTTTATGAGTATGAAAACTGAAGAAGGTTATCATATAACTAAAACAATCAATGCGTTTAAGAAAACTAATGAGCTACCAACAGGATATAATACTGATGGTTCTTGGAAAGAAAGTTGTTGACGGATTGGTATTAATTTGTTATAATGCAAACACAGGAGAAATATTATGGGAGATTTATTAGAAAATTTATTATTTAAAAACAAACGAGTAATAGTCTTTGGACTACCAGGAGCTTTCACTCCTACTTGCTCGTCTAAACACTTACCAGAATACGAGGCAATGGCAGATGAATTACTACAATATGTTGATGATATTTACTGTGTATCTGTTAATGATAAGTTTGTTATGGACGCATGGGCAAATAGTTTAGGGATAGAAAAAGTTAAGATGTTACCAGATGGTAATGGTGATTTTACAAACAGACTTGTTATGCTAGTAGATAAAAGCAACAAAGGATTTGGTAAAAGATCATGGAGATATTCTGCTGTGTTTAAAGATGGAAAGATCGAAGAGATGTTTGTAGAAAAAGGTAAAGGACACAATGTTCCAACGGACTACGACCCTTATGAGGTTAGCGATCCTTATACCATGAGAAAATATTTAATAGGAGAATAAGATATGGCAAGCATTAAAGAACATGCATCAACAGATGTAACTAAACTATTACTGGTAGGCGATAGTGGATCTGGTAAGACTGCGGCACTAGCTTCATTAGCTAATGCTGGGAAGAATCTTCGTATACTTGATTACGATGATGGTCTTTCTATATTACCAGACCTACTAACTCCAGAAGGAGTCAGTCGTGTATCGTATGTAACCCTTAAAGATCCAATCGGTAAGGCGGAAGCCTTTCGTAAGGGGGCAAATTTAATTGCTAATTGGAAAGATGGAGACGAAGACTTTGGTTCAGTAAAGACTTGGACTAAGGACGATGTACTTGTAATCGATAGTCTCACTCTTATGGGTGAGTCAGCATTGCGCAGTGCATTAGTATTCAACAATAAGAAACCAACCGAACAACCATCTCAACCAGAGTGGGGAACAGCGGCACGAGATGTGCAACACCTCATACAATATATAACTGGTTCAGAAGTTCCGTGTAATGTAGTGGTGACAACGCACATGCAATACATGGAAGGGGATTTGGGTGTGAGTAAATCATATCCAACTAGTGTCGGCTCAAAGCTATCTACAAAATTGGGTCGATACTTTAACTGTGTTTGTAGAGTGGACACTAAGAGTTCAAGCAAAGGCACGGAACGTTCTCTAAGAACTGTATCAGATCATCGAATGGATCTTAAAGTTCCTGCGTTAGATATATTAGAACCTAACACAGAGCTTGATCTTGCGAAATTGTTTGATGCAATTCAAGGGAATGCGAAGAAGAAGTTGTCAAAACCAATGTCAAAATAGGAGGTATATACCATGACAGGATCAGACGTGGGTGACTTTTTAAGTATGTCACCAAATGAAGTACCACAAACGGTTACTTTACCAGAGGGTAGTTACGATTTTGTAATTACTAGCTATCGTTCAGACAGAGTAGGTGAGAACCAAACTCCGTTAGTGAAGATAAATGTAAAAGCTACAGGAGTTATCCAATCAGATTTGGATGCGGCTGATATAGCAAATGCAGAACCAACAAGACTAGAGTATTGGGCAACGCCTAATGCTATGAAGCAAAAGAATCCAGCTATGTCGTTAAAGAGTTTCTTAACAGATGCTTTAGAGATGGATCAGGATCAATCTTTTGGAGAGTTGCTTGAACAAGCAATCGGCCAGTCTTTTTCTGGTGTTGTGAAACACGAGATGGTTGGTAAGAACAAAGACATATTACAAGCTTCTATTAAAAAGATTATTAATAAGTAGTTTGTGATAGCATGAGTGAGTACGCAGTACATAAGCGGGTTGAGTCACAGATTCCAGATTCTGGGAATTCTATTTGCATAGTTTTAGAATATCCTACGACTACCGAATCTAGACTTAACAAAATAAATACAGGAGGCATACAGCAAGTATTGAATCCCATGTGCGCACTCGCAGGCATAGACGCACAATCTGTTATGCTCACTCATGCATTTCAACTGAAGCCAGCACAAGAAAATGCTCAGTTCTTTTTCCATAAGAGGAATGAGTATAAGGCTATCAAGAAAGAAGGGGAGTGGCAGTCAAACTATTCTCCTTCTCAATACGGATTTTTAAAACAAGACTATGAACAAGATATTAAAAGATTATACAAAGAGATCAACGACTTCAATCCTAATATTGTAATTACTATGGGAGGCTTAGGTCTGTGGGCATTAACAAACATAGATAAGATAGGATCTTATAGAGGAGCATTAACATATTCAAACGTAGGCAACTTACATAGGCCATACAAGATCATGCCAACATACAGTCCGTTTGCAGTTCTTAAAAACTATTCATTCAGACCTACAGTAGTAAGTGATTTAAAGAAAGCAGTACAAGAATCTACAACCAAGGACATAGAAAATACTGAAAGAGAGATATACATAGAGCCTACTTACGAAGAGGTTGTACAATTCTTTAAAGAATGCAGAGAAGAAAACAGTGAGGACAATCCTTTATCATTTGATATTGAGACAGCAAGTGGTGAGATAACTTGTATAGGATTTGCACCATCACCTAAACGATCAATGGTTGTACCATTCAGAGACATTACAAAAAAGTCTCAAGCATTCTACGATTACACTACAGAGATAACTATCTGGAAAGAGATAGCTAGCTTATTACAAGATGAAAAGATAACTAAGGTAGCACAGAATCAAACTTATGATGTGTCTTGGTTGAGTTATAAATACGGAATAGATGTAGCAGGAACTGTACATGATACTATGCATGCACAACATTCTCTCCAGCCAGAAATGGAAAAAGGATTAGGGTTCTTGGGATCTATCTACACTAATGAGGGAGCATGGAAAAACCTTACAAGTTTTTCTAAGAGTACCAAAGCAGAGGAATAAACTTTTATGAAACGTCCCCAATACTTTGCGGCAAAGCCGTTAGAGGAAGAGTACATTCCGATAGAGAATGAAGTAGTATTGTGGCGTTCAGTACTTGATCAAGCTATGCAAGACATTGCGTACACTGGTGTAGATAAAGAGTATATAAAGTTTAGAGAAGACGCAATCGAGTGGTTGTTTAATGATGAAGAAGATTTTGAATTAATATGTGACTTTGCCATGTTAGATGCAAAGAAATCGAGAGAAGAATTTTTTTATATAATGGGGGTATCAAATGACAAGCGTAAAAGAAATGACTGAACTAGTTAAAAAGATAAGAGCAAAAAGAAATGAAGACCCAGTAAACTTTCCGTCTCATTACAAAAAGGGAGACATAGGTTGCATTGATGCAATCAAGGCTTGTCAAGGAGATGGATTTAAATATTACTTACAAGGATCAGCCATGAAATACTTATGGCGTTATGAACACAAGAAGAAACCAATACAAGATTTAGAAAAAGCTAAATGGTTTATTAACAAACTTATTGAAACCACACAGGAGAGGGATGATGAGGATAATCAAGAACACGGAGATAGCAACTCAAGAGTTAAATAAGGAACAAACTCTTTGGGTATATTGCGGACTAGACTGCTCACTCACTAGTGAGATATGGTCAAAGCTATCAAAAGAATTAGACGATACAACTAAGAACACATATCAGTTCGAACTTAACAGTTTAAAGCCTGCACTCAGTATGATGTTGCGTGGACTAAAGGTTGATGAGATGAAGGCAGGAGTAATCCGCGCCCCCCTTGTCAAGAATAGAGTTATGGTTGAGCGCATGTTAAACTTATTTGCTAATGCAGTATGGGATAAAGATCTTAATCACAATAGTCCTGTACAATTAAAAAGTTTTTTATATGAGTGGCTTAACTTACCACCAGTAATTGCATACACTAAAGGTAAACAAAAAGTATCAACAGATAAGGAAGCACTAGAACATTTACGTAAAGAGTATCCACGTGCTCGTCCTTTCTGTAATGCTATCTTATCCTTAAGAGATATAGACAAACAATTAAATATTTTAAACTGTGATCGAGATGATGATGGCAGGTTGCGTACATCATTTAAAGTTGCAGGTACAGAGACAGGTAGATGGGCAAGTTCAGAAAGTCCTTGGGGTACAGGAACTAATCTACAGAATATTACAAAAGATATGCGCGAAATATTTGTACCCGATGAAGGCAATGTATTATTTTATGCTGACTTAGAACAGGCGGAGTCTAGGGTTACAGCTTATGTTGCTGGAGATGAGGGATACATTAATGCGTGTGAAGGTGAGGACTTACATACCCAAGTAGTTAAAATGGTATGGCCTAATATGGGTTGGTCTTCTGATCTTGCACAGAACAGAGAGCTAGCAGATCGTCCTTACATTGGACACTTTAGCTACAGAGATATGTGTAAGCGAGCAGGTCATGGAACTAACTATGGTCTATCAGCTACATCTTTAGGTAGACATCTAAAGATAAAGATCTCACACGCTACAAGGTTTCAATTACTTTACTACGGTGGAGTGATTGCGTTGTCATCACTGGAGAGATGGCACAAACAAGATAAGGAAGGTGGTTTCCAAGAACTAATTGATGGGGGCACGATAATAGGGACTGGTCCATCTTCCTTAGTCAGAATACATGGAGCATTTCCAGGGATACGTAAGTGGCACGATGATACTGCGAAGCAGTTGCAACTAGAAGGCACACTTACTACACCACTAGGCAGACGTAGACAATTCTGGGGTAGACTAGATGATGCCACAACATTACGTAAAGCTATTGCGTATGTACCACAGTCTACCATTGGGGATTTATTAAACATAGGATTGTATCGTGTGTGGAATGAATTAAAAGATGAAGGCGTTGAAGTACTAGGACAAGTACATGATGCTATTTTGGGGCAGTTTCCTATTGGCACAGAAGCTGATATCATTCCTAAGATATTAGAGCGCATGAAAAATCCCATGCAAGTAGGCGGCAGAGAAATGATAATTCCTTCTGATTGTGAGACAGGTCTCGATTGGAAGAACATGAAGAAATGGAAACCACATGAGTAGAAACTATACAGACTTTATACAAGCATCAGCAGATGCTATCAAAGGCAGTCCAATACCTAAACCTTTTGCACAGTGGAGTGCATTGAGTGCTGTAGCTGGAGCCATGGGTAGACGTGTGTGGTACTCAATGGCTAACTATGATATTAGATCTAACAACTTTATAGTTTTAATTGCACCACCTGGTAGAAACAAATCAGTAAGTTTGATTTTACCATTCACAAAAGTATTCAGCAGACTAACTACACCAGTAGGTACTACTGAAGATGATCAGAACTTTAACTCTGGATTAGATCAGTATGGCTTACGTAATTATCCTTTGTATGTAGTACAAGATAGAATCACACCAGAAAAATTA